CAAGCTCAGCTTGTACTGCTGCACCGATTGCAGCACCCAGTGCTTTAGCGTTTGGCTCGTTGCCTTGTGCCTGCGTTCCAGAAGCATCGACGTTCACAACCACGTTAGTCTCGCCAAAGCTGCCTGATGGCGCAATGCTGCCAGTGCGACCAGGCGTGAAGAGTTCAGGACCTTTTTCACCAACCATGTAAGAACGTCCACCAGTTACGGTGCCACCAGATGCTCTTCCGCCACCGAAGAAATTGCCAAGGCCAGGAATACCTCCTAGCGCAGTGTTGACGCCAAACTGCAGCAGAATGTTGGCGACTTGTCTAAGTGTTTGCGAGGCTACATCTGCCAGTGACTTCGTACCTTCAACAGCAGCAGTTAGCGCATTCACGATGCCGTTAGACACTGCGCTGCCGATTGACTCATAAACTTGATCTAATTTTTCTGCCGCTTGATATTGTTTTTTAAGGGCTGCCGTTTGATTTGCGATTGCAATCTGTTTTTTCTTTTGAACATCGTTAAGGTTGCTTTCTTCAATAGCCTTAATTTTTTGAGCAAGCTGTTCTTCTTCTAGTCGCCCGTCAATCTTGGCTTGCAGTAATGCTAAATTTGCCTCTCCTGCTTTAATTTCAGCAGCACCTCGCGCATCAATCTGTTCAACAATTTGACGACCGGCTTCAAAACCAGCTAATTCCGCCTCGTTAATACGATTGATTTCAGCGTTAATTTTTTCTAAAAACGAAAGGCGCTCTTTTTCTTCCCTTGCCGCTTGACTCTCGCCTCCTTTCTTTCCGATTGGTTTTACTTCTTTTCCTGGTGTGTAATCTAAGCCGAGTTTTTCAAGTTCTTTTTTGAGTTCTTCGCTAAACCCTGCTCCTATTTTATCAAAGTCAGGGAACGGAACATTAAGTTTTAGATCAACAATTAGATCTCTCCGTTTAGTTAGTAGATCTACCTGCTCTGCTGCCTTTTCGATTTCTGTTTTGAGCCGATTGACCTCAGCGGTTTGCCCTTTAAAATATGGTGATGACTCTACAATTCGCAAGCCATCAATAAGACCATTAAGTTCTTTGACAGATTGGTTGAGCTGGTTTTGAACTTCATTTAATGAGTCTGACTCTAGGGCTTCGTCTAATTGCTTTTTGCGACGTTGTGCGTCTTCAAATGCAGCCGCAAGACCTAAAAAAGGAGCGGCTAATAAAGTAACTTTTCCTGCTAAAGCCGCAAGTTTAAATAATCCAGCTTTTGTCATTTCAATACCAAGCAGCTTTGCGCCTGCCGATGCACTAATGAACGCAGCACCTAAACCCAAGAAGGCTGAAGCGGTTGTCTTAACGAAACCAGGCATTCTGCCAAATATCTTCGCTATTTCTGTAAGAAGGTTGACGAACGGTGTGACCGTAGGCAATAATTCACTTCCAATTGTTGTATTTAATTCACTGATTGCATTGTTAAATTCCTTGAATTTTTGCGCTGGTGACAAGTTTAGCAGTTCTTTGATTTTGTCTTTATTTTTTTCAAATCCTACGGCGAGCGCATTTATTAAAATATCTGAAGTAATCTTTCCTTCACTGCCGAGTTGTTTAAGTTGATCAACAGTGACGCCCATCTCATCTGCCACCAGTTTTAAAATGCCTGGCACTTGTTCGGAAACGGATCTAAATTCATCGCCTTGCAACCGTCCGCTGCCAAGTGCTTGAGACAACTGAAGAAATGCACTAGAGGCAGCTTCTGCGGACGTACCACTGGCTAGCGCAACAGCATTAAAACCTTCGTAAACCGTTTGAATCTTGGATAGTTCAATTCCTAATGGCCTCAATCTTGCAAAGACATCGGCAAAATTACTGCTTGACTCCGCTAATGATTGATTGAATGTTTTAGCGTTTTTTCTTACCAATTTTTGGATCTCAGAGAATTCTCCATATTCCTCAGATAAAACTTTAAGGCGCATTTGTGTTTGCTGAAAGCTCGCTGCCTGACCTATCATTCGCCGCGTCAACTCAGCAACGCCAAGACCTGCTATTACACCGCCGACACTGGATAATTTTTTGTTTAATTCTGCCGCACTAGCAGCGGCACGTTGAAACGCATTTCGCAGTTTTTCGCCTGCCTGTTTGCCTACCTTGCCAAGTTTATCCATTGCACGCTGCGTGCGTGCCATTAGCTGCTCAACCTTTTTGCTTTCTTGCTGAACTTTCCGCAGTGGATTGATTGCCTTGACCGCATTGACAATCAGCTCAACGTTGGATACTGCCACGGCTTACACAAGCGATACCAACATCTTAACGACGACCAGCTTTTGCACGATCCATTGCTTTTTCTTCTTCCTCTCTCTTGATTTCGTAGTAAGCAGCAAAATGCACAAGCTCCGCATCGGTTAATTCCGTGCGAAGCCTGCTTACGGTCATTCCTAATTCGCAGGACAAAAAGAACTCAAAATAAGTCCACTTGTCCTGCTTTAGTCGTTTTTTGCGTCTTGCAACTCAGCCTCTTCACCAAGGCCAAACAGAAACAGCTCAATCTCGTTCAGCACAGACTCAGGCAACTGTCGTTGCAATTTTGCTGCATCAGCAGCCGCAAACGCTTTGCTGCCATCCTCCAGCTCAGCCATTTGACACAGCATCTGCGTGCTGATGTCCAGTGCCTCATCAGTACCGGCAAGGCTTTGTGCTTTTTTGCGATCAGCGCGAGTGATCGGCTTGAAGTACAGATCAACAACCTTTTTGCCGTCTGCGTTCTTCAGTTCAAACTTCCGACGCTGGTTGAGGTCAAACGCCCCAACCAGCAGATCTACGGTGCGATTTGAAGCAGGCATTTAAGCGACACATTTGCCACTTAAACTATACCTCTATCACTCCAGATTGGAAGTGATGGTGCCGCTGGTGACAAAGTTGCAGCTAACAATAACTAGCTCACCCACCGTGGAAGTAATTTCCATGTCGGTGATGATGCCAGCAAAGCTCACTGAATCAGTTCCAGATGTAGAGCCAGTCGTGAACAGCTCAAAGGTTGCATCTGCAGGATCTGCAGTGGTGACAACATCTTCGAGAAAACCGGCTTGTCCTGTTGCGTCAGGGTCATAAACCAGCTCAACAGTGCCAGAGCCAGACACCATGCTGCCAACAAAACTGCGGAAGGTGTCACCATGAACGCTAGTGTCGAGCGTTTCTTTGGTGATCGTCAGGCTCCAACTACGGGTGCCAACAATCGTGGCGTTAGAAGAGCCAGCGGCATCAAACTGAACAGTTCCCTGTTCACCGCGAAGAGTAGCCATGGTCAGAGTTCCTCGATGAATTCAAAGGTCACACGGACCTGTGTTTGGAAATAGCCCTCAGGTGATGCGGACACCACTTCAGGACCGATTGGCGCATCGAAGTAAACCCCCGACACTATGACTCGATTATAGAGATCACGAATACGCTTGCCTATTGTGTAATTTGCGCCAGCACCAACACCAGCAGGCGTGAAGATATTGATGACAATGATACCAACAATGCGATTTTGAGAATTAGACGTTAATCCCTGGCTTAGGTATTCATTGGCTCCAAAGTTAAACAGACATTGGACCCATGATGAATTAGGTGTTGGAGAATAAGAAACATTATTGAATACAACGGGGATTGCAGGTGATGATGCAAGCTCTGTGGCAAGCCTTGCTTCAATCGTTGCACGAATAGTGTTTAGATCTGCTGCTGCCATTACCCTTGCCTCTTGATTTTTTCATATTGTGATCGTACATAGGCTTGCATTTCTTTGGCAATTAAATTCGGGTAGCCCTTGACAATTTGGCTATCTTTTGATCGCCATTGTCCATTCCATGAACGTGGCAGATTGGTTCCATAGACAACAGGTTCTGCATACGGCAGATTGTTGTGAATGCTGTAATAGTTGCCTAGTTTTTCTTGCCCGGCATTGTAATTTGATCCTTTTAATGGTGCTGGCGTTCCCTTGTAATCACCTGGCGGTGCTGGTGTGCTGTTGTTTGCATTCTCGCCAACCTGCCAACTAACGCGGAATCTGCCAGTATCAACAGGACTGCCTTC